TTATTTCATGGTGGCGATGAATTATTATTATGGTGCGCGGCAAACTTAGTTATAAGATATGATACAAATATGAACCAATCACCAGACAAAAGAAATTCAGCAAACAAAATTGATGATATTGTTACATTAATCATGTGTTTTGGAATTGCTTTAAATTATGAACCTAAATCATCATTTGATGACATCATTAGCAATCGAGTATCAATTAGTTTATGAATATTTATTCTATTTTTCAATGGGCGTTTGGGCGTTCGGCAACAGCGAATGAAAAAGGACAACAGAAGTCAAGCCCAGCATCAAAAGCATTTACACGACAAAAAAATCATTCATTAGATCAAAGTTTACAATTATCATCATTTTGGGCGGGTGTTAGTCGTTGGGCGGTCACCATTTCATCATTGCCAATTCAGGTTCAGAAGTTTGATAGTCAAATGAATCAATGGGTTAGTGATAACGATAACCAATTACAACAATTATTTAATTATAAGCCGAATAGATACCAGACCACAGTCGAATTTATAAAAGAAATTGCATTAAATCTTGTCGCAACAGGCAATGCTTATGTCTTGATAAGTCGATCAAATAATAAGATAGTTTCATTATTGCCATTGTCATCAAGTCAAATGCAGGTCAATCTATTAAAAGATGGTACGGTTGTTTATGTTTATGAGCAAAATGGAAATCACACAGCAATAGCGGCGGATAAGATTTGGCATTTAAAAGAGTTCGGTAATAATGTCATTGGTTTGTCTCCTGTAGAATATGGTGCAACTGCAATTGGTGTTGGATTATCAGCAGATGAACGATCAACACAAGTTTTAGATAACGCGGCTAAACCATCGGGCATATTAACTTTTGACAGTGAGTTAAAACTAACAGACGTCCAAAGGCAACAGCTAAAAGAAGAGTTCAAAGCCTTAAAAGAGGGTACAGACAATGTATTGATGACTTTAGAATCAGGTTGGGCGTATGAACAAATCGGTTTAAATCCTCAAGACATTCAATTACTGGAATCAAGAAAGTTTAGCATTGAAGACATAGGGAGATTTTTAGATATACCAAGCATTTTATTAAATGATATGAGCGCATCCACTGGATGGGGTTCAGGAATAACAGAAATAATCGAAGGCTGGTATAAATTATCATTACGACCCAAAGTGCAATACATAGCACAAAGTATGCAAATACATTTAATTGAAGCTGGAAAACGCAACAAAACAAGAATACATTTTGATTTTGATCAATTATTGCAGTTATCAAGAAAAGAAAGAGCAGAAGCCAACCAGAAAGAAATAAATAGCGGAACAATGACACCTAATGAAGCGAGAATCACTGAGGGCAGATTACCCAAAGATGGCGGTGACGAATTGTTAATTAACACAGCATTACAACCAATAGACCAATATTTACAAGACCTTGCCAGTGCAAGAGGTGAAAACAATGAAGTTTAAAAACTTACAAACCCATGATTTTAAATTTGATGACAGTGCCAGAACATTCAGCGGCTATGCCAGTAAATTTGGCAATGTTGATTCTTATGGCGACATGATTTTTAAAGGCGCGTATAAAGAAACCATTGCAAATCGTGATAGACCTATTCGAATGAGATGGAATCACTATGGCGATATAATAGGTAAATGGATTGAAATAAAAGAAGATGATGTTGGATTGTTTGTGACTGGTGAATTGACAAAAGGTCACAGTGTAGCAGATAACGTTTATGCAAGTTTAAAACATGGTGCTATTGATGGCATGAGCATAGGATATTACGCAACAAAAGCAGAAGATAATGAGCATGGTGGCGAAGATTTACATCAAATTGAACTTGTTGAAATATCTGTGGTTGAAGAACCAGCAGACGTTCACGCAACCATATCGAACATTAAAAACTTAAAAACATTAAAAGAATATGAAAAAACCTTACGTGACGTGGGTTTTTCACAATCGCAAGCAAAGAAATTTGTTAGCGGGATCAAAAATCACCGTGAGGGTGATGTTATAGATTGCTCTAATCTCCTTTTAGAGCTTTAAATTAACCGCACACCAAACTACTGCCAGATAAGGCGGTTTAACCGTGCAAAACCATTATAGGTGAAATTATGACAGAAGTTACAAACTCAGATGTTCTATTAGAACAAGTGAAAAGCCAAGTTAAGGCACTTAACGAAGCCCAATCATCAAAGATTGATGAAACTATTAAAAAATACAATGCAGAAGTGGTAGAAAACGGCAAAGCAACAAAAGAAACCCGCGAACAGTTGAAACAAACAACTGACCAAATGCAAGAATTGACAGAGAAAAGCGATGATCTTGCACAAAAGTTAATTGATGTTCAACAAAAGTTGTCAGAGGGTTATAATGTTGGAACTACCAAGTCGATTGGAAAACAATTGACAGAATCAGAAAACTATAAACAGTTTGTTTCTAAGCAAAGAAATCAAATGGTTATTGAAGTTAAAAACACAATTTTAACTGAATCAGGTTCGCCATTAGAGCCAAGCTCAGATTTAGTTCAGCAGGATTATAGAGCTTTACAGGCTTTACCATTTAGACAATTGAATATTTTGGATATTATTCCAACGGGTGGCACTGACTCTAATATGATACATATTCCAAAAGAGACTTCGCATACAAATGCGGCGGCAGAAACCTCACAAGGTGAAACAATGCCAGAGTCTTCGATTGTTTATGGTTCTCAAGAATTGCCAGTCCGCGACATTGATCATTTTATTGAAGTTGCAGAACAGGCTTTAGCAGATGCGCCATTTATTCAGTCGCATATTGACATGAGAATGAATCACGGTATTAGACATCGTTTACAGACTCAAATTGTAACTGGTAATGGAACAACTCCTAACCTATCTGGTTTAACAGATACAGGAAACTTCACAGCTTTCACGCCTGATACTGGTATAACAGCAATGGATAACTTAAGCATTGCGAAATACTCTATTCAAAGCGGCGACTATTCTGCATCTCATGTTTTGATGAATCCTGTCACATTTGGATCTATTGAGAGAGTCAAGACGGGAACAGGTCGTAATGATTACGCGTCTAGTGATGGCGTGGCGTTGACTTACGTTAATAATCAACCTTATATTTGGGGATTACCAGTTGTATTGAGTAATGATGTTACAGCTAATAAGTTATTGGTATTTGACAATATGAATACAGGACTGTGGGCGCGTCAAGGCGTAGAAATTGAAATGACCAAATCAGATGGTACTAACTTCCAGAAGAAGATTGTAACCATTCGCGGTACAGGTCGATTTGCTTTTGGTGTGTTCAGAAATGCCGCCGTTCAATACGGTGATTTAACAGTATAACCTGAAAAAAAGGCGGTGGCCAATAACTGCCGCCTTTAAATATTATGAGTAAATTTATTGCAGTATGTGATTTTGTAAATTCAGATGTCGGAAGTGTTAAATCTGGACAAGAATTACCAGACAATTCCAAAGTCAGGGATTTATGCGTGGCTGGTTATGTTAGAGAGTACAAAACAAAAGTCGTACAACAAAAACCAGCAAAACCAAAAAGAACAAAAAAGAAAACAACTAAAAAATGACAAGTTACAGTATAGCGACTACAGTCGAACCAACATATAAACCAGTTACATTAAGCGAGTGCAAAGATGCTTTAGAAATAGTTGACGATTCGCATGATTCAAAAATTGAAATGATGCTGTCTGCGGCAACAAGTGAAGCGGAGCATTATACTGGTCAAATGTTCGCACAAAGAACAATACAGATATATTATGATACTGTTCAAAGTCGCTATAATTTGCCTGTTGAGCCGATTAGATCCGTTACAGTTGATTATCTATCTAGTGATTCTTACACGTCATTTACAGATTTTCAAACAGATTTAAACAAGAAACCAGCATTAATCAGGATGGTATCAACTCCAACAGTTGACGATTCAATTGTGCCGATTCGTTTTACTTGCCAAGTTGGTTACGCATCAAACAACAGCCCAGCAACAGCGGACAAAATACCAGTTGATGTTAAGCAAGCGATTATATTTCATGTTTATCAAAGTTTTATGACACGTGGTGAGTTATCAATGGATTCAAGAACAACATTCAGAAATTTATTACACCCTTACAAGGTTTTAAAATTATAAATGCACTATACAGCACTAGATAATTGTCAGGAATTTATCGAAAAATACGATATTAAAGACTATAAGGTATTAGATGTGGGTTCTTATGATGTCAATGGCACAGTAAAACCACTGTTTATCGCTCAAAATTGCGAATATACAGGCTTAGACATAGAAAAGGGTAAGAATGTCGATGTAGTTATGAAATTAGGCGAAAAACTACCATTTAAAGACAATTCTTTCGATGTTATCGTCTCGACCTCATGTTTAGAACATGACCCAGCATTTTGGGAAACTGTACGCGAAATGATGCGAGTTTCAAGGGGTTATATCTATCTAAATGCACCCAGCGCACAAAATTATCATGCATATCCAATTGATTGCTGGCGATTCTTAGCTGATTCAATGAAAGCCCTTTCTAGATTGTCGGATGAATGGGAGTTATTAGAATCATACGTTGACCATCGTTTGCCGTGGGGTGATTGTGTTGGAATATTTAAATGTACATCATAACTCCAACAGGCGGACGACCCAATCAATTAGCGTTATTAGATACATACCTAAAAAGACAAACAAACCAAGATTTTAAGTGGATAGTATTGGATGACTACCCACAAAAAACCAAAAAACCAGATAGATGCGATATTTATATTAATGCAGAATGGACATGGGATGGTAAAAACACACAGTCTAAGTCAATGCTTAGATTGCTTGAAGAAATTGGGACAGAAAAAGTTTTAATTTGCGAGGATGATGATTGGTACTCTAGAAACCATGTTGAAATATTCAGCAACTTACTAGAAAAATATGATGTTGTTGGTCAAAAATCAACTATCTATTACAACGTTAAAAACCAGTCTTACAGAAACTTTTATAAAACTAATCATTCTTGTATGTGCCAGACAGGGCTAAAAGGTGATGCAGTAAAGCATTTAATAAAAGTATGTTCAGAAAATCACACGAATTTAGATGTTGTTTTCTGGAAAACATGGAGTGGATCAAAGTATCTGGACGAATCAATGACAGCAATCGGAATTAAAGGACTTGCTGGCCGTGGTGGTATTGGCATCGGTCACACGATGCAAGGCGAACCAGATAAAAACGGCAAGCAATTAAAAGCTTTAATCGGAAACGATACAAAATATTATTTATAAACTTTAGAGGTGAAGTATGGAATTAAAAAAGTTAAAAATTAATGTTAATTATGACATGAATGAAAAACAACTTAGAGTAATTAAAAAAAAGCTGTCTCAGATAGATAATCTTATAGATGAAATAAATAAAAAGAAAATCAATATTGAAGTTGTTATTGATCAAGAAAGAGAATCGTTCAAACTATTAAGTTATTTAATGCCTAAGTCATGGAGAAAGTAACTTATATTATATGTGCAAGTGGTGGCAGTCTTACAAAAAAAGACATTGATTATTGCAAGGGCAAAGGCAAAGTAATTGTTATCAATAACACGTATAAATTAGCACCGTGGGCATTTATGTTATATGCGTGCGATTTGTCATGGTGGAATCACTATCCACAGGCTTTAAAATTCAAAGGCCGTAAAGCATCAATACAATTCAATCATCCAGATGTCGAGTTATGGCCAAGCGATAACCGCCAAAATGGGCTTGGTGAAGAAGTTATTCACACAGGCGGGAATAGTGGCTATCAGGCGATTAATCTAGCTTATTTGTTAGGTGCTGAAAGAATCATATTGCTTGGTTATGATATGCAAATCACGAACGGCTTAAGCCATTGGCACGGAGACCATGAAAAAGGACTCAACCAACAATCTTGTTTTAATGGTTGGATATGTCATTTTAATATTTTATCTAATCATTTAGAAAAAAAAGGTATTGAAGTTATCAATGCAACAAGACAAACAGCATTAACATGTTTCAAGAGAAAAAAATTAAATGAAATTGACTTTTAAACCAGCAGATATGCGTCACCGCGTGACATTTCAAGAGAAAATAAGAACTCAAGATTCAAACGGATTAGAGACTTATACATGGACAGATGTTACAAATGCCATATCAATTCCAGCAAGTGTGATTCCATTATCTGGAAAAGAGTTCTTAACAAGTCAACAAACAACAAACTCAATTAATGCGCGGGTGACAATTTACAAAAATACTGCTATTGATGAATCAATGAAAATGGTTTTCGATTCACAAGATTATAATATTATTTCAATATTGCCAGATCCTACTAATCAAATTTATTACAATTTAATGGTTTCTAAATATGGCTGAAATATTAGGACTTAGAGAGCTTGAAAGAAGATTAAAAGCATTAGGCGATGAGGTTGCGGGAAAAAATCTTTTAGGTAAAGCATTGAGAAAAGGTGCGAATATCATACGAGATAAAGCAAAAGAGAACGCACCATTTGACCCAAACCCAAACGAAAAACGCGATAAAAATGGCAATAGGCTAGAGTTAACACACATAAGAGACCAAATAAAAGTCAGGCGTGATTCAAACCCGAAAGCAAAAGGCAAAAATGAGATTATGTACATAAAACCATTTTACACAAATAAAAAAGACGTTTCTTATTGGTGGTTTCATGAGTTTGGCAGCATTAAAACAAAAGGTACAAGATTCATGACGCGAGCCTTTGAAGCAAAAAAACAGGACGCATTAAAAGCATTTCAACTTGACTTAGGGAAACAAATTGAACGAGAAGCAAAGAAATTAAATAAATGAGTATTTATACAATATTAAGCAATGATTCAGGCGTTACAGCTTTGACTACATCAATTTACATAGGACAAGCACCACAGGGATTAAGTGCGCCCTATATCGTCATTGATACAATAGTTCAATTACCACAAAATACATTGAGCGAAAGACCATCAACAGATAATAAATTAATAAGTATTGATTGCTATGGACAAACACAACAGGAATCAATTGCAATATTTGAAGCATGTCAAACAGCGTTAGAGCTAGATGTCATGATTTCAGGCGTTAATATCTATGGGATTAGAGACCCAGATATAAACGTATTTAGAACTCAGTTTGATGTTAGCGAATGGGCTAACAGATAGCTATCGAGTAGGGCAACCGCCCATTTTTTTTAAACTATATAGGTAAAATATTATGGCATATCTAAAAACTCAAGGCGTTGAATTGTTCTTACTCGATTCAACCGATTCAGGAAATGAAGTAAGAAAAATCGCAAAAGTAACAAGTATATCAGGAGTCGGCGGAAGTGCTGGAGAGATTGATATAACTAATTTTGATAGTACAGCAAAAGAATATCTAGTCGGACTTAAAGATTCTGGTTCAGTTACTTTTAATTTTAACTACGAGCCAACAGATAGTTCACACAGTACATTGTTAGGGCTTGAGGGTGGTTCAAACAAAAGATTTGTGATATGCGGAAGTGAGGAAGTGACAGATCCATCATACACATCAACATTTACAATCCCGACAGACAGAACAACCATTGATTTTACGGCGGGTGTTCAATCTGTTCAATTAGACTTATCAACTGATGATATTTATAGAGGTTCGGCGACTCTTAGAGTATCAGGTGCTTATACAATAACACCAGCAGTTTAAGTAGTTCATTACCTCGTGAACCGCTCGTATATTCGGGCGTCACGAGGTAATTTTTTTAATTATACGAGGTAAAAAAACATGAATATTAAAGATTATATTAATAATGCAGAAGACGTTAAAAAAATTGAATTTGAGTATCGTGGCGATTCAATCAAATGTTATGTGAAAGAATTATCACAAGCAGAAGCTGAAAAAATTGGTCAAGAAGGTGGTAAATCCGATGTTCGTTTAACAACTAAAAATAGAACTGAAGTTAATATAT